GCACAACTGTCACTGGCATAGTGTATATAGACACTGAAATCACTGACATACACTCCGAGGCCTTGGAAGCCAAAGTCAGCTCTGTTAGTGATTTAAATGCAAAATTACATGTGATAAAGTCAGACACTTCTATAGCCGGATTCGTTGCTGCGCCTACATTTGCCTACAGCTCAGGTGAAGATGTCAAAGTCAGCGCATCAGCCACACAGACTTGGTATATTTAAACTCAGTTTTCATCTAAAAAACTACTAACTCAGTTAAGTAAGTGCATGAAAATTGCAATTATAGACATCATAGGCATACCATATGATGGAACCACTGTGTTCAAACAAGGTCTAGGTGGTTCGGAAAGTGCTGTGACGCTGATATCATTGGAATTATCCCGATTGAATTTCCAAGTCACTGTGTTCAACAACTGTGATCTAGATCATGCTCAACCGGGAGTCTATGACTCAGTGACCTATCGTCCTCTGAGTGATCTCGCAGATGATCATGATTTTGATATCGTGATCAGCAGCAGAACCATTATACCTTTTCTAGAGGGCGATCAATTCAACAAAGTTGGTGATACCAGAGCACAGCCATTTGCCAGTATGAACCTCTATGCGAGGATACTCAGCAAAGCCACGCAGCGTGTGCTTTGGATGCACGACACCTTTTGTCTAGGTGATAATCTCATAGAAGAGCTGGCTGTCACTGATCATATCACAGACATATTCACACTCAGCGACTGGCACTTGACCTATGTCACCAACTGTCATCACGGTCGCAGACGTAATTTTGAAGTTTTGAAACGCAAGATGTTTATAACCCGCAATGGTGTGAGACTCTATCATGCCGAAGTGGATATTGCTAGCAAAGACCCCAATCAATTTGTCTATAATGCATCAGTGACCAAAGGCATGATACCCTTGGTGCAACAGATTTGGCCCAGGATCAAACAGCAGATTCCTCAGGCCAAACTCACGGTCATAGGCGGTTATTACAGATTTACCGTGAATGGTCAGCCAGATCAACAAGAACAAGATTGGCGTAGAATGGCCAACGATCCGGTGAATCAGCAGTTGGATATAGAATTCACTGGGGTGATACCTCAGAGTGAAATAGCAGATAGGTTAGCCAAGGCCAATTTCATGATATATCCTGCAGCTTTTCCAGAAACATTTGGTATCAGTACTCTAGAAAGTCTGTGCTATAACACCCCTGTAATAACCTGTAGATTTGGCGCACTGGAAGAAATTGCTATAGAAGGTGCCTGCTACCTCATGGATTATGCCATAGAGCCCAATGTGCTGTTCCCTGATATCAACACTCAAGATCAGGTGAATAAATTTGTTGATCTCACACTAAGTGCTTTTAACAATAGATATCTGCATCAACAGAAACAGTACTACTGCAACATAGTCAAAACAGTGGCCGGTTGGGATTCTGTGGCTCTGCAATGGAAACAGCACTTTTATCGAACCTGTGGCCGCTATCTAGCACTAGATCAATATCGCATAGTCACTGAGATCAATCATCGCATACACAAAATATGGCGTAGAAGATATCACAATCTCGTGGAATTAGAAAATCACCGAGTCAATCAAGAATCTACTATCAATATAGTTTCAACTTTCTATAACTGTGCAGACTACATTGTCGACTGTGTAAAAAGTGTGGCCAGTCAAGACTATGACAATTATCACCATTGGTTGATTGATGATGCCAGCACAGACGACACCGTAGAGATCATCAACACCGAGCTAGCAGCACTGCCCGAAACTCTAAGATCCAAATTCACCCTAATACAGAACACAGCCAACCAAGGGGCTGTAAAAAATCAAGTGGATATGTTTAGAACGTTTGATGATCACAGCATCGTTATGATCTTAGACGGTGATGACAGCCTGATCAATGACAACACAGTGTTGGCCTATTTCAACAGCATTTACAGAAACAGTGCAGAATTTACCTACGGTAGTTGTTGGAGCATGGCTGATAAAATACCATTAATCAGCCAACCATATCCCTTGCAGGTACGACAAGATCGCAGCTACAGGCAACATCATTTCAATTGGATACTGCCTTACACACATCTTAGAACATTCAAGAAATACCTTATCAACGGCTGTGATGACAGCGTATTTCAAAACGAGAATCATGAATGGTACAAAGCTGGAGGCGATGGTGCTGTATTCTATGCGTTGATCGAGCAGGCTGATCCGCAAAAGGTTCTGTGTGTGCAAGATGTGGTGTACAATTACAATGATGTAAATCCATTAAACGACTACAAGGTCAATGCTGTTGAACAAAATGCCACAGCAAGACAGATAATAGGTAAATCCACAATGATAAAAAAAAAGATACTCATAGCAATTCCCACAGCTCGCAACATAGAAGCGGAGACCTTCAAGAGCATCTACGATCAGATCATACCCGAGGGATACCAGACCACATTTCAATACTTTTATGGATATAATGTAGATCAGGTGCGCAATCTCATAGCAGATTGGGCCGTGAATGGCTATGATTATCTATGGGCTGTGGATTCCGATATGGTATTCGCCACAGACACATTAAGTAAATTACTGGCGCACGATGTTGACATAGTTTCTGCAGTGTATAGACAACGCAAACAGCAGCAGATAATAGAAATCTACGAACACACAGACAGGGGCGGTGTCAGCCACATGCCTTACTGGAAACTACAGAATCAACGGTTATTAGAAATAGCAGGTTGTGGGTTTGGTTGTGTGTTGGTCAAGTCTCAGGTACTGAAAAGTATAGGATATCCTCAGTTTCAATATCATTCTGCATTGAATCACAACAACACTGTCAGTGAAGACATAGACTTCTGCACCAAGGCTAGGAATCACGGATTTAAGATTTTTGCAGATGCAACGATCCTTTGCAAACACATAGGATCTACAGAATTTGTCATTCATCCCGAAGTAGCACCAACCGTTGATCTATCAGATTTTTCTCAACGGTTGCGAGAATTAGGCAGTCAGAGGTTAATACCACAACAGCATGTGGACTACATAGCAAAATTGGGGATCATACCTAGGGTGATCTATGACATAGGAGCCTGTGTTTTGCATTGGACCAATGAAGCCAAACGCATCTGGCCTGCATCAGAGTTTGTGGTATTTGAAGCCATGCCAGAATGTGAATTTCTTTATCAAGAACAGAACTTACAATATCACATTGGTGTGCTCAGCGATGTCACTGGTAAAACCGTAGATTTTTATCAGAACACCTACCATCCTGGCGGCAACAGTTATTACCGTGAAAACATAGAAGTCAATGCCCAAGCGCATGAGTATTTCAATGACAGTCACCGAAAATCGTACACCACGGTGACCTTGGATGCCGTGGTTAATCTAAAAAAATTACCCATGCCTGATTTGATTAAAATGGACGTACAAGGTGCCGAACTAGATGTGCTAAAGGGAGCTCAAGATACACTGTTACAGTGTGATCATGTGATACTGGAATTACAAAGTGTAGAATATAACAAAGGAGCTCCACTGCAGGACACTGTGATAGAATACATGCAGAATCTAGGATTCCAGAACATGGGTATGTTTAGCACCAATGGACCGGATGGAGATTATTATTTTAAAAAACATAAGTAAAAGATGAACATAATAATCTATACATTGGTGATGGTACAAATTACCATAGCCTGTGTAACACTTTATCTACATCGCGGACAAACACATCGAGCTGTGCAATTTCACCCTGCGGTCAATCACGTTATGCGGGCCTGGCTATGGCTGACCACAGGCATGGTTACTCGTCAATGGGTGGCCATACATCGCAAACATCATCAGCGTTCAGACCAAGAAGGCGATCCACATAGCCCACAGATCTACGGTATATGGCGTGTGCTGTTCGGCGGCGCATTTCTATATCACTCTGCCAGCAAAGACACTGCTATGGTAGACTCCTTGAGCAAGGACTGCCCTACAGATTGGATTGAACGTAACCTTTACTCTGCACACAGTCGCTCAGGTATTCTACTAATGCTGGTCATAGACCTTTTGCTGTTTGGACCGTGGGGACTGGTAGTGTGGGGTATTCAAATGATATGGATTCCGTTTTTCGCTGCCGGAGTCGTCAACGGACTTAGCCATTGGTGGGGTTATCGCAACACAGATACCAAAGACACCAGCCGTAATATCATTCCGTGGGCAGTATGGATTGGTGGTGAAGAATTGCACAACAATCATCATGCAGATGGTGCTAACCCTAAGTTCAGTCAACGTTGGTGGGAATTTGATATCGGCTGGATGTATATCTGCATACTGCGGTTCTTTAAGTTAGCCACAGTTAGATAAAGAAAAAGCAGCCCGGAGGCTGCTTTTCTTTTACCACTAATTGTATTGCTCTATGAGCGTAATATTATTTCTTCACGCCGGTGTTAACAAAAGAATACATCTTTTCGGCGGTTTCTAATACTTTATCTAGTCCTGGAAACTGTGGCATTGCAACTGTACTAACGA